AGGAGGAAATTCGCAAGTACAACGAAGAAACCCAGCGCATCATCGACGAGATCATCGCGAAATCGCAGGAGATGCCGCCACCGATCAAGGACACCACGGCGGCCGTGCAACAGCTTTCCGTCGCCATGCAGGATCTCGGACGCGTCAATCAGTCGGTGTGGGAGTCGATGGTCGCCGGTCAGGAGCTGATGGCGGCCTATAACAAGGCCGGCGTCGCGACCGGCACGCAAATCGCCACCGGCGGCTATCAGTTCCAGCGGCAGCGTGATGTCGGCGTCATGCCGACGGGGAACACGCTGACCGTCAACGTCAACAGCACCGACGCGCAAAACATCGCCGACAAGATGGTCACCGAGATGCGGCGCCAGGGGGTGCGGTTCTAGTGCCGTCGCATCCGCATATTCCCGGCTGCGCCCGCCTGAACGTCATGCGGCTGAACGCCGCGCGCCTGAACTACTACGAGCCGATCACGCTCGCGGTCATTGGCGGCGTCGACCGCTCGAACCAGATCCGCATCGACGGGGCGACGGTGACGCACGTCCTGAACGACGCGCCCGACACCGCCAGCGTGCGCGTCCACGGGTTTACGCCCGTGGCCGGGGAGGCGTTCGCGATCTATCTCGGGGACAAGTCGCCGTCGCTACAGTTGATCGGCGGGCGCATTCTCGAAACGACGGCGCTGTATGAGTCGCTGAAAGAAAACGTCGCGTTCGACCTGCAAGTGATCGACCCGACGTGGCTGTTGAACCGCTGGCGCGTGCTGGCGCGCTACGTCGGGATCGGCGCCGCGCATATCATCGCCGACGTACTCGGCCGATTTACGCCCGGCGTCGCGACCGACCTGACGATCGGGAACCCCGTGATCGACACGATCACGTTTACCAACGAAACCGTCGCGGCGTGCCTGACGGCAATCTGCGAGCGGATCGGCGCCTACTGGTATCAGGATTACGCGGGCGTCCTGCATGTGTTTTTCGACGCGCCGGCGGCGCATCCCATCACCGACGCCGACCCGCGCGGGGCGCGCGACATGACGCTGACGGAGGACCTGAGCCAGATCGTGACGCGCGTCCTGGCGCGCGGCGGCGGCGGCAAGGCACTGGTCGACGTGGCCGCCGGCGCGACCGAAATCCCCGTGACCGACGACGGCTGGTACAGCCCGTCGGGCGGCGTCGTCGAAGTCGCGGCGCAGCGGCTCACCTATACGACCGTCCGCGGCCAGGGCGGCGCGGGGGCGCTGGTCGGCACGCTGACGACGCCGACCTCCGCGCTGCGGCCGGCGGCCTCCCACGGCACGGGCCTCGCCGCGGGCACGTACAAGTACGCGCAGACGTTAGCCAGCGCCAGCGGGGAAACCCTGCCAGGCCCCGTCGCCGCGGTGACCGCGGGCGCGGTCGTGCCGACGCTGGTCAAAAGTGCGATGCGGGACTCGGGCGCGTATAGCTGGCCGGGTGACGGGATGACGCCGGGCGGCTATTACTCGTGGCGGGTCGCGGTGCTCTTCGAGGGGGGCGGCTACGCGCTCGGCCCGCCGACGGACTACTACACGGTGAGCAGCAACGAATGGGAGATCTATCTCGGCGTCGCCGTGCAGGACCCGGCGACGGGGCACTGGTACAACTCGGGAATCATGAACACCGGCCCCGCAAAGATCATTCAGACCAAGGTCTATCGAACCGCGAACGGCGGGGCGCAGTGGTTTCAGGAGTACGACTGGCTGACCGAGGGCGTCGGCACGGCGAGCGGCTGGGCGCGCATCCCGAACACGAAAGACGACGCGATCCTTAACGTGCAGCCGGCCTATCCGACTGGACCGATCGCGAGTCTGAACCGAGTGATCGTCGACGCGATCGAGCCCGCGCCGGCGGGCTTCTCGGGCGTGAAACTGTACCGCACGCCCGCGAACGGCAGCCAGCTCAAACTAGTGGCGACGAACCCGGGGACGAGTTTTGTCGACACGGTCGCGGACGGCGCGCTCGGCGCCAACGCGCCGACGACCGACACCGCGGGCGTCCCGCCGTCGAACGGCCAGGTGCCCGTCGGGGCGACTGCGTTACCCGTCACGTCGATCGCGCCGTTTGTGAACGACGGCGGCGCGGGCTGGGCCGCCGTCGGCACCATGCCGATCCGCTACACCGGGACGGCGGCCGGCACCCTGACGGGCATCCCGGCGACGGGTGAGGGGGCGATCACGGCGACGATCCGGCACGGCGCCCAGGTGCTGGTCGTGGCGCGGCTGGTCGGCATTCCGACGGGCAGCACGGGCGCGCTGACGCAGCCGATCAAGGCCGGCGACCCCGTGACCATTCGGGTCGAGCTGAACGACACCGCCGCCCAGGTCGCCTTCGCCGCACGCCTGGGCAGCGCCGATGCCAACCTGGGCGTCGTCGAAGAGCCGTACACCGACACCCGCATGACGATCGTCGAGCTGACGAACTACGGGCGCGCGCTGCTCGCCGACCGCAAGGATCCCGTCAAGACGCTGCGGTTCCCGACGCGCGACGATAGCGTTGACGTGGGTCGGCTGATCACGGTGACGCTGACGACGCCGCCGATCGCCGGCACGTTTCGCATCCAGCGCGTGACGTTCAGCGAGATCGCCATCACCGGCGGACTGGCGCGGGTCAAGCCGCTGCGCCTGGTCGAGGCGTCGTCGAAGCTCTACACGTTTGCGGATTTGCTGCGCCGGCTGCGCGGCCGGGAAGGGGGCGCGCAGTAATGGCACTCGACCGCACCTGGTACAACGCCCTGGTCGACGACGACGGATCCAACACCGTCGGCACGGTCTGGGGCAAAGACGACATCAAAAACCTGCTCGACAGCGTCGACGCGGAAATCGGGCGGCTGGATGGCGGCTGGATCAATTTCGCGCCGGCGTTGTACGCGGACGCGGGCACCTGGTCGACCGCGAAAGCGATCGCGCGCCATCGCCTCAACGCGGGCGCGATCTCCCTGCACGTGTCGATCGAGGCGTCGACGCTGTCGACGGCGACGGGGGCGGTGCATATTCAATTGCCGGTCTTGGCCGGCGTGTGGATCGATGGGACCGCCGCGAACCCGGTGACGCTCTTTCTTGGGGGCGCGTACGAGATCGGGGCAGCGACGATTCCGCCCGCGCGCAATGTGCTGACCGTCGTGCGCAGCGGCGGACAGCAATTCCCGGCGGGCGGCGGGCTGTACGTCCGCGGGCAAATCCAGTACGTCGTTTAGAAGGGGGCGCGTGTGGCGATTGTTCAAGCGGGGAAACAGTTCACGGCGGCCGATGTGAAATCGACGGCGGGGCACGTCGCGACGATGCTGTCGCAGTTCGTCGAGGATGGCCTGGGGTTCAAGGCGCAACTCGAGTCCTGGCCCGATGCGGACCTGATCGAGCTGGGACTGTCGCAGTCGGAGATCAACGCCGTCAAGGGGTTCTATGTCGGCGATCTGCCGGCGATTGCGGCGCTGCTGCAGGGGTCGAGCTGGGTCAAGCAGCTCCTGGGAACCGGGGTCTGATCCCGTTTATCGGACCTTGCGCCGCGGGGTCGCCGGCACGTCGAGGAGCGGCGGCAGGTACTCGGTCAGCATCTCGCGGATCAACTGCGCAATGCTGGTCGTGCGGGCCACGGCCTCCGCGTGCAGGTACGCATACTGCGCCGGCGTGAGGCCGACGGTGATCTCGCGATAGTGCGTCGCGCGTCGGGGCATAACCCCGTTACCATAACCGCCGTCATCGGACTCTATCGGGTTTGGATTCAACCGTGACTGTGACGAATGGGAGCGCGAAGACGAGATGACAGGCGAGCGCCACGACTGCGACCACGACTGCGGCACAGACAACGACGATGAGGATTGACTAATGGCGTTCCGCGTACCACCAGAAGCGCGACGGGTGCGCAGTGGACCAATGGCGAGTGAGCCGCACGCGGTGGGGTATGGCGCCTTCCTGGTGGACTCGCCAGAGCCGGGATGGGAGCTGGCGCTCATCTGCGACGACGGCACGAACAGCGACGTACCGGAAAGTCTCGGCTGGGAGCATGTGAGCGTGCGGGCCTTCCGGGGCAAGCAGTCGCGGATTCCGTCGTGGAGGGAAATGGCGTTCGTGAAAGACCTGTGCTGGGACGACGAAGATCTGGTTGTGCAGTACCACCCGCGCAAGTCGGAATACGTGAACGCCCACCCGCACGTCTTGCATCTCTGGTGCTCGCGGCTGCAGCCGTTCCCGGTCCCGTCGCCGCAACTGGTGGGACCACTCAGCAGCTAGTCCGGCGGCTACCAGTCAGGCTACCAGTGGCCGTTTTATTGGGCTTTTTGGGTGATCCGTTGGGCTCATAACCCAAAGGTCGCGGGTTCAAATCCCGCCCCCGCAACCACTTCCAACCAATAGAAACGGGCCGGTTTTCACGATTTCCGGCCGGCGACCGTCGCGATCGGGCCGTTTTCGGCCTGTGACAAATTGCGCCTGTTTTTGACCAATCGTGACCCATCGCGACCGCGTAGGCTCCCAGTTTTGGCTCCCAGTACTGCCGGCGTTGCAAGTGGGGTTTGAGTGGGGTTTGTGGGGTTTGCGCCTGCACTGGGAGCCTGGCTGGGAGCCTGCGCCCAGCCCAGCCGCCCTTCGAGGTGCTGCGCGGTCGCCCTGGTGCGCGCGAGAATGTGGCCGGCATAGATGCGGGTCGTTTTCACGTCCTTGTGGCCGAACCAGTCGCGCATATCCTCCCAGCCGACGCCGGCCTCGCCAAGCGTGATCGCGACTGTGTGTTTGGCGTTGTACGGGCGGATGCCCTTCGGCCAGCCGGCGGCATAGAGATCCTTGGCGTAGTCGCTGCCGTCGAACTCGCCCCAGGCATCGGCCGCGGCAAAGGCGGCAAAGGCGGCGATCGTGTCGTCGGTCAGGACGACCGGGATCGCCGTGCCGCCCTTTGCTGGCCGCACCAGCCAGACGCCGCGCGCCAGGTCGACATCCTCCGGCGTCGCGCGTTTGAGCTGCGCCGGGCGCTGGCCGGTCGCGGTCAACACCAGGAAGCGCGCGCGCGTTTTGGGATCGGTGATCTTGGCGGCGACTTGTTGCACGGTCGCGACCGGGACGAACTTGGGATCGGGCTCGGGCTCGCGTAGCTTGGGCACGTCGTCGCACGGCGTCGGCGCCTTGCTGCCGTCAAGGAAGTGGTAGAGGCCGGCGAGCGCGCGGACGCGGTGGTTGCACGTTTTGGGGGCGTGCGGCAGCGCGTCGCGCGTGCCCTTGCGCGCCGTCGGCCCGCCGCGGGGTTCCGTCAGCCAGCGGTGCCGCTGGTCGATCACCATATCGCGCGTGATCTGATGTCGCGGGACCTGGCTGAACTCCGCGAGCCAGGCGTTGATCTCGCACACCAGGCTGGCGTACGAGGATTTGACGAGCTGTACCTTCTGGTGCGCCAGGTACCGCGCGGCGTCGACCGCCAAGCGATCCTTCGGCAGCGGCACGGCGCCGTCGCGGAGCGCGACGCGCGTCCGATCCTGCCAGTCCGTGATCGTCTTGATCGGCGTGTTGCGTTTGAATCGTTTACTTTTCTGAACCTTGCCGATCTTGACGTAGGCGCGGACGCCGTACTGGTCAGCCTTGATCCCTTCGTATCCGTCGTAAATGCTCATCCCTGATCCTTTGTAAGTAGTTCGCGGCGCAACCGGCCGACCGTCGCATCGTGGCCGGCGACCGCCTGATCCCAGGTGCTGTACCGCTGGCAGTCGTCGCATTCTGGAAAGACCATCGTTTCGAACAGCAGCGGCGGGCCGCTGCCGTACTGGTGATCGAGGCCAAGGAACACGGTCGACACTTCCTGATCGCCGACGCGCGTTTTCCCGACGATGCGCGCGGCCGTGTTCGCTTCGAACCAGCGCGCCCAGGTCATCACGTCGTCGACGGGCACGGGCTCATGGCCGTCGAGGACGAAGTAGAGCGGCATTCGCCTATGCCCGCCGTTTGGCTTTTGCGTCGGCCTCGACCTCGTCGGCGCTGCGTTTGCGCGCGACGTAGTCGACCGCGCCGCGCAGCATCCGCTGGAGCTCGCGATCCTGTTGCGCCCAGTCGATCAGGATCTGCTCGATCACCCAGGAGCGCGATTTGTTTTCCCGTTCGGCGATCACGCTGAGCGCGTACTTGACGATCGGCGGTAGACCGTTTCCGGCGGGGACACGATGCTCACCAGAGGCGAGGCGCGGGGCGATAGATCGAGGCGTGCGCGGGCGTCGGGGCATGTCGGCGATCTCCTGTGTTTGGCCCGGCTGAGGTGCTGGGACTTTGGTCCTAGACGTATTGCTTTTTGGTCGTAGTTTTTTTACTGTCGCCGTTCGGCGCGGCGGCCTCACCTTGCACGATGTCCCGGGGGAGCGCGCGGTTATGGCAGGACTGTCGACGCTCCAGCGGGAGCTACTTACTTTGTTCGCGGGGGTGTCGGTCGCCGACCGGGCGCTGGTGCTGGCGTGGTTGCGGCGGTTGCAACCTGTAGCTCCAGCCGCGTTCGGGCCTCGTGCTGTTCCAGCAGACGCTGCGCCGACTCCAGCAACAGCCGCCGATCGACCACGCCCAGGTGCTCGAAACAGCGCAGCAGCGCGGCGGCCTCTGGCGTGGGGCGCTGTTCCGCGTCCTTCAGTACCGACGAAAGTACGTCGACGATAGACAGGCCGAGGATCTGCGCCAGCAGTTCCAGCTTGTCGATCTGCCCGGGCTCGCCGCGCTCGATCGCCTGGATCGTCTTGGGATCCAGTTTGGTCTGAAACCGGGTCCGGGCCTCCGTCGCGACGTGCAGCCATTTTTTGCCCTGCCGCTCGCGTACATCGCGGAGGTGCCGGCCAACGTCCCGCCAGAGATCCTCTGAGGTCACATGAATATTGTAGGAAATGATTCCCGCCTGTTGACGCAAATTTCTCCTTTCCCGCAGTCAGCACCGTCGAGCACTCTACCATGATTAGGAACTAAATCCTACAGGCAGGCACGCGACGGGCCGCGGCCGATGGCCAGCCGGCAGCGTGATCCTGCACGCGGATCACAATCTTGACAAGTCAGGATTTAATTTCCTATCCTGCCCGGGTTATGACCTTCAAGGAACTGCGCGAACGGCAGGGGTTCGCGAGCGGCGCCCGACTCGCAAAACTCGCCAACGTTGAACAGACCACGATCAGCCAGCTCGACGCCGGCAAGGTCGCCGACCCGCGGTACTCGACGGTCGAGGCGCTGGCCGATGTCCTGGGCGTGACCACGGGCGCCGTGATGCGGGCGATCCGCGAAACCGTCAAGGAGGCCGCATGACCGCGACCCTCGACATCCCCGACGTGTGCTTTATCGACGATGTCGCCCGGGCGCTGCGGACCAGCCGACGCTCGATCTACCGCAAGCTCGCCGTCGGCACGTTCCCGATCCCGCCGCTGCCGTCGATCGATTCCCGGCGCCGCTGGGCGGGCGAGGACGTGCGGCAGTTCATCGCCCGGGCGCCGCTGGGACGGCTGCGGCGGGTCGGATGATGCTCGCCGCCGTGGCCGTCGTGGTGCTCGTCGGCGCCGGCGTCGTGTGGGCGCTGGTGCGGTTCATCCGCGACGCGGCCCGATCGGATGACTGGTAACACCCTGCGACTGACCTGGGGAGGCGAGATGACGACCAGCGCGCTCGACACGATCAAGGAACTGCCGGACCCCGTGATCCGTCGCGGCATCAGCCAGGCGCAGTGGCGCACGCTGTTCACCCTGTACCCGGGCGCCAAGCCGGAATCGATCCTGCTGGTCTGGGACTACTGCGTCGCGCGCCGGCTCGACCCGCTGAAAAAGCCCTGTCACATCGTGCCGTTCAAGGTGAAAGGCGAATGGCGCGACGTGATCCTGCCGGGTATCTACGAGCTGCGCACGACGGCGCAGCGCACGGGCGTCTATCTCGGACACAGTGCGCCCGACTATGGGCCGCTCGAACCCTACGCCGGCGTCGGGGCGCCGGCCTGGTGCGCGATCACGTTCTACCGCTGGAACAGCGACGCCGGCCAGCGCGCGGAGTATCCGGTACGGGTGCTGTTCCGCGAGGTGGTCGCGCTCGGCGACAACAACAAGGCGAATGCGCGCTGGAGTAAAGCGCCCGTGCAAATGCTGACGAAGTGCGCCGAGGCCGCCGGTCTGCGCGAAGCCTTCCCTGACGAAATCGGCGGCGAGCAGACCGCGGAGGAACTCGACGGCCAGCGCGCCATCGACGTGCAGACCGTCGAGGCGAAGCCGGCGCCCGACCCGCCCGAGGGATACGCCGAATGGCTCGTCGACCTGGAGGCCGTCGCCGACGAGGGCATCGACAAACTGGAGGACGCGTTCGCGAAATCGCCGGAACCCTGCCGCATGTATCTCGCGCGCGTGACGCCTGACGCGTGGCAGACGCTCAAAGAGCGCGCGCTCGCCCGCGGTGGCAACCAGTGATGTACCTGATCTGGTCGATCGAGCACGGCGCGTGGTGGGGCCCGAACCGTCGCGGTTATACGCAGGACGTGGCGACGGCCGGGCGCTACTCCTTCGAGATCGCCCAGGACATCGTCGCGGATGCCAACGTCGCCGGCTGCAATGAGTGTTTCATCCCGGAGATGTGCGTGGTGGTGCGGCCGTGATCATCGTCGAGTGCGATCAACGCACGCCGACCTGGCACACGGTGCGCCTGGGCAAGCTGACCGGGTCCGTGGCCGCCGACATGCTGGCGACGGTTAAGACGAAAGGCGCGGAGGCCGCCGCGCGCCGCGACCTGCGCCTGCGCCTGGTCTGCGAGCGGCTGACCGGCGCCTCGAGTGAATCCGACTACGTCAGCAAGGACATGCAGCGCGGCATCGACCTCGAGCCGGCCGGCCGGGCGGCGTATGAGGCGGCGACCGGCGCGATCGTCAAGCCGATCGGGTTCATCGCCCATGATGAACTCCCGGCCGGCTGTTCACCCGACGGCCTGGTCCGCGGCGGCATCGTCGAAATCAAATGCCCGAAACCGGCGACGCACCTGGGCTACATCCGCGGCCGCGCGCTGCCGGCCGACTACGCACCGCAGATTACCCACAACCTCTGGATCACCGGCGCCGGGTTCTGCGATTTCGTGTCGTTCAACGACCGGATGCCGGCGGCGCTGCAACTGTTTCGCGTGCGCGTGCCGCGCGCGGCCGTCGACGTGGCGGCGTACGAACTCATGGCGCGCGCGTTTCTCGCCGAGGTCGAGCGCGAACTCGAGGATGTGCTCGGCCTGGTGGCGGCGGCGTAAATGAGTTTCCGCGTACCAGAGGCGAGCCGGATCACGCGCGCCGCACATCCGTTAATGGGAAGCGATCGCACGTACGGCAACAACGGGGCTTTTGATCTCGAATCGCCGGAACCAGGGTGGCGGTTACTGCTGATTTGCTCTGACGGGGCTGACGCGGACGCCGTCGGCGAGCTCGCGGCATGGGAGCACGTCAGTGTGCACGCGCAACGCGGGGCCAAGTCACGTACGCCCACATGGCGGGAAATGGCATTCGTGAAAGGCCTCTGCTGGGAGGCCGAGGACCGCGTCGTGCAGTTTCACCCCCGGCAGTCGGAGTACGTGAACAACCATCCGAACACATTGCACCTGTGGCGCTGGAAGCGCGGCGAGTTTCCTACGCCACCGACGATTGCCGTATGAACACGATCGCCGTGCTGCTCACCGCCAACGGGATCGGCTCGCAGGTCCTAATTAACGGGGTCGAGGTATCGCACGCCTGCCGCGCGATCGAAATCTGCGCGGAGGCCGGGCGACCGACCGAAGTGATCCTGACGCTCGTCGGCCAGGTCGAGCTGATGGCGGATGTCGGCCGCATCGTGATCGAACACGAGCCCCGCGATGGTGCTTGAGTCGTTCACCGTCGGCGCCGTGGTCGTCAAGGGCCGGGTGCATGTCCTCGACAAGGACGTGTTCGACCTGCGCCTGGCAGAACTGGCCGACGGCCTCTGCGTCGACGTGACCATCGCCACCGACGACAGCCGACCGTCGGCCCGGCCGCAGCAGCTGCGCTACTGGTGGGCCGTCGTCGTGCCGATCTGCGCGCGGCATTTCAACACGACCGATCGGCAGATGTCGCGCGACCTGCTGTCGGAGCGGTTCGGGTTTGAGTGGTCGGCCTTTCAGCAGCTCGTGCCGGTCAAGGCATCCCTGTCGACGCTCTCGGCCGACGAGATGTCGGGGTTACTCGAGTGGGTGCGGGCCGAATTCGCCGATGCGCACGACCTCGAGATCCCGGTGCCGGATAAGGACTGGCGGCGGAAGTAGATGGCGCGTCGGCCTTTCAAGGTGTGTAGGCATGGGACCTGGTGTCCGGTGTGTTTCGTCAGATACGACTCATGGGCATTCCCCGAGGGCTCGATCTGTAACGACTATTCCCATACGCACCAGTGGCAGACCGGAATGCCTTGCCAGGGGCGACTCCAGCGCTGCGAGGGGCCGGAGTGGGAGCGCGCGCTAGAAGCTTATGACCAAGCCCAGGCGCTCGCGGAGATCGACGCGCCATTCGCTGGGACCGTTGGCGAACTGATATACGGGCGAACGGAGGACACGGTGCGAGTAACGACGGAGTTTTTCAAAGACGGGGACAACCTAGCTATTCGAACGAACGCATCAACGTTTGAGGAGTTTGTGGGCAGCATTGCCAAGGGGCTGGCGGCCATGATTGAGGAACGGCGGTTCGAACATGACTGGGAGTTTCAACTTGAACGTTGGATCGAGAACGCGATCGATATTGCTTGCAAACTCCGCGGCTATAAAGCAGACGTCGTAGAGGAGCGCGTTATCACGGCCGGATTTATCCCGCCGGAAAACCATACCCGCGTCAGCGTCATCAATCCTGTTGCGGCGCCAACTGAAACCGCCACGGTCGGCGTCGAGTAACGAGGATTCATGCTCTACCTAGACGACCGACTCCCTGTGCATCCGAAAATCCTGCGCGCCGGCCAGCGGCTCGGCATCGGCGGCGCCAGTCGTGCCCTGCATCTCTACGTCCTGGGCATCAGCTACGCGCGCACGAATTTGACCGACGGTTTCCTGCCGCAAAGTTTCGTGGCGTCTTGTGGTGTGGTTTCGCGGAGCGGTTTGGTCGCGAACGCGCTGTCCGCTCGTGGGATTGGCCTGTGGCGAAAGGTCAAGGGCGGCTATGTCATCCACGACTACCACCATTGGAACCCGAAAGCCTCTGTCGTCAAGGAGAAGCGGGAGCAGGACCGGCAGCGGAAAGCGCTCGAACGGCACGGGCGAAACGGGAATCTGTCCAGCATGGACAGTGCTCGGACTCGCGCGCGCGCGTTCTTAAAGACCACGTACCACGTACCACAGGAGAGAGACGGTACGAGTACCAACCAGCTTAAAAAAGAAAAGATCGCTTCGTGATCCGCAGTACTAAGCCTGAACCTACGGCCGCGCTGACGCGCGCCCGGGTATGCGCTGATGAAATCACCCGGCCCGAAACTGATCGCGTTTCACCAACTCTGCGCCGTCGTGCGCAACGAGATTCAGCGCGAGCGGGCGATCGACGACACGGAGTGGAAAGAGCGCACGCTCGACGCCGTCGTGCACCTCGGATTCCTGGCGCCGAAGCCCGAGCAGTTGGGCCGGGCGATGGACCAGGTCGAGCAGGCAATGAACGTGACCGTCGGGCCGCGGCTTGGTCGCGAACCAGCGAAGGCCACACCATCGCCACGGCTCGAACTGCCGAAAGAAGCCCGCACGAATCAGCCGCTCGGTTGGGATCGAGTCGTGGCGCTAATGGCGACGCTGCAACCATCGGCTGGCGCATCACCGCGCGTTTCGGCACCGACGACGCCGTCGGAAACACTGCCGCTCGACGAAGTCTCGGCACTCAACGAGTTTTGGCGCGCGGCGTGGACCGACAGGGCCAATCGATTGGAGATCGTGCGGGCCTTCGCGGAAGTGGCGATTCTGCGACCAGCCGATTGGGATTACGCCGCGGTGCGCGCGGGGTTCGACGCCAAGCGCCAAACGTTGAGCGCCCGCACGGGCTGTTTCGTGTGCTGCGCCGACAGTTCGGACTGGCATCACGTAATTCAGATTCAGTTTGGTGGGAGCAATTACGTGCGTAACTTTGTGCCGCTCTGTGTCGCCTGTCATGGCGCGGTGCATCCGTGGTTGTCCGTCACGCGTACGCCGCGTGGATGGACAGGCTTGGCCGACCTGATTGGCACACTGCCGCGGAGGCGCGCGTGAATCCGCGCGAATGGGCCTGCTGGCAATGCGGCTCGCGCTTCGCCACCGACCATCACGGCGAGCTGGTGGAATACAGCCGCACGACGGCCTGGTGTCGGGGCTGCGCCTTGCTGCTGGTGATTCTTGAACACTCGGCGGCGTGGCACCGGGCGCTTGGACCCGAGCCGGCGCCGGTGTTGACACGGGCGCAAATCCTGGCGCGCTTGCGCCCTGAGCCGGCAGCGCCGGATTATGCGAAGCTCGCGGCGAACGACCGCGACGAGGAGTAGCCCATGCCGTTCGACATGACCCGTTGTCCGCAGACCGAGGACGAGGCCCGTGACTGGTTTTTTGCCGGCATCGGCCAGCAGCGCGGCGCGCCGGCGACGAATTGGGAAGCCATCATGGCCGGCTGCGGTCTGCCGCCCGGCTTCGGACCCGGCGTGATCCCGAATGCCTCCATGCCGTATTTCGCCTTTACGCAGCAGTTTTCCGGCGTGCCGAAAGGGCGGATCTTTCTGCCGTCGGCGACACCCGACGAAAACGGCTACTACACCCGGTGTATGCAGTACGTGGACGACGCCGCGGGCACGTACGCGAAGTCTGGCAAATCCGTCGACGCGAACAGCAGTGGCCTGGTGTGGGCGTGGTATTGGGTGGCGGGCCATGAGTACGCGCCCGTGCAAAGCGCCGAAGGCACGGCGCCGCCGGCGGGCGAGTACCAGGACCAGATCGACGCGTTGCACGACCGGGTCGAGGCGCTCGAAGGGGCATACGCCGCGCTCGAGGAACGGCTCACCGTGGTCGAGGGCGCGCTCGCCGGCGGTCTGCATGCGCACGGCCCGATCAACCTGCCGATCGTGCTGGAATCGCTCACGTCGCTGCGCTGCAAAGGCGACATCGATGTCGCGGTGAAGCCCGGCCAGGCGACGCCGCCCGACATGACGGCGGCCGATCCGCCCGACGCGGCGACCATTGCGATCCTGCGCCGACTGCTTACCGGCAATGAGGCCGAATCATGATCCCGTTTCTCGTGTCGATCCTGCTGGTGGTGCTGATTTGGTACATCGTGCGGACCATGCTGCAAAGCCATCCAGCCCCCGTCCAGCGCATCGTGGATCTCGTCGCCGTGGTGTTCGTGGTGTTGCTGGCGCTGCGCTACTTCGGGCTGCTGGTGTGAAGCGAGACAAGGCGCTCGCCGCTGGCCGTCGATGGCTGCGGGGTCGCATCTGTGAGTGCGGCGGGCTTTTCGTGGATCATTCGGACGCAGCGATCGAGACTGGCGGATTCGTGTGGACCGTCCCGCCATTGCGGCCAAGAGGAGAAACACTCAAGTGTCGGGAATTCCGTCCGGTGCGATTCATCGTCACGAGAGCGTGAGGTAATGCGCTGCTACTGGTGCGGCTTGGTGTTGCGCCTGCCAGCGAAACATCGGCCAACGTGCGTGCTGCAGTGCGGCGAGGACGTGCGCCCGCTGCTGGAGTTATGCGACTGATGCCCTTGATGCCCGTCCATCCTGGCCGCCCGACAGGCGAGCGGACGCGCGACACGGGCCGCACGCAGCGCGAACCGGGGCGCCGGTGGTACTACCTGGCCCGCTGGGTAAATCCAGACTGGGGCCTGCGCGCCCAGGTGCTGGCTGACAATCCCTGGTGTGTGCAGTGTCAGCAGCGCGGCCTCCTGGTCGAGGCCACCGATGTCGACCACGTCATCCCGCACGCCAGCGACCCCGATCGGTTCTGGGACCGGGGCAACCTGCAGGGGTTGTGCAGGGGGTGCCATACCCGCAAAACACGGGCAGGGGCGTAACGCAACGGAAGGGGGGGGCGTATGCCCCGGGGGTGGCGGGCACGACTCACCGAACGGCAGGGGGCACGGGCGGCACTGAATCGCCCGACGCTCGACGACTCGACACCGGAGCCAGCGCCGGCGACGCGCGATCTGTTCGTCGACTATCCGCCACTGTTGCGGATGACGCATCCGACCTGGTGGCATGTGTATCGGATCGAAGTCGACGGCCCGGTGTTGATCGCCGAATGCAAAACAGAACTCGCCGCGATCTTCGTCATGGCGCGCGAGCGATACCGAACGCGACTCACGAAATGGAAACGCGAATCGTTCGAGAGTTTCCATCCGCTGAAAGACCGGGGGGCGTCGTGATGTTCGACGCGATCGACGGCCCAAAC